CTTACAATTATGTAAATGAACTTCCAATTGAGCTGGTAAAGAAAAAACAAGAGTATCAAGAAAATGAAATAGCGTGCTGGGATGACTTCAATCAAAAAACTGATATTTTTGAAATTATAGGTAGTGATTTTTCAATAGTTGCAAACCATAATAAAAAATATGTAATTAAAAGGCACGGTTCAGAAAGTCCGCATTCTGGTTATGTTTACAAAGAAGACGGATTGATGTATCTTTTTTCAACTGGAACAATTTATCCACACGAAAAACAAATAAGCCCTTTTATTGCGTATTGTTGGAAAAATCACAATGGTAATTTATCTGACGGGGCTAAAGATTTATATGCTAAAGGTTTTGGATCTCGTTTAAAAAAGATTGTAAATGAGATTAAGCCTAAAATATCGATGCAATCTAATGAGGAAAAACCAAACATAAACGAAAATGATTTAGTGTTTCCTATTGAAATTTTCCCTGCTGAAATGCAAAATTATTTAACGGAATGTAATTCAAAACTAGACAGTTCAATTGATTATATGGGATGCTCAATGCTTTGGTTAATTTCTGTTTGCGTTGGAAATTCAATAAATGTTGAGGTTAAAAAAGGATGGATTGAAAATTTAACTGTTTGGATTTCTATTGTAGGTAAGGCCGGATTAGGAAAAACGCCAAGTATCTCAAATATAATTTCACCGCTTGTAAAAATTAATCAAAAAGAAATTAAAACTTATATTAAAGAGCGTGAAAAATTTGACTTTTATCAGTCTTTAGGTAAAAAAGAAAAAGAAGAACATCCAGAAGTTTGTGAACCTAAAAAAAGCCAGTTTATAGCTAACGATATTACATTAGAGGCTTTAGTTGACTTACATCAAGAAAGCGATAATTCAGTAGGGGTGTTTAAAGATGAGCTTGCGGGATGGTTAAAAGATATGAATAAATATAGGGAAGGTTCAGATTTAGAATTTTGGCTATCAACATGGTCTGGTAAAAGTGTAAACTTAAACAGATTGACTCGTAAAGGTTCGTTTGTTGAAAAACCATTTATACCTGTTCTTGGAGGTATACAACCTAGTATTTTTAATTCATTTTATACAGATGAAAACAAAGATAATGGTTTTATGGATAGGATGCTTTTATCTTTTCCTGATTTAAAAATTGATTACTACAACGAAAAAGAGATTGACGAAAATACATTAATTTGGTATAAAGAATCAATTATTATGTTTTACGACACTTTGAAATCAATTATAAAACGTAATGATGATGGAGAAATAATTCCAATGACAGCCGTTTTTTCAAATGACGCCAAAGGGGAATGGATTAGAATGTTTAATGAAACTACTATAATCCAGAATGATGAAAATGAAAATGAATATTTAAAGTCAATGTTACCTAAACAAAAGAGTTATATTCCACGTTTTGCGTGCTTAATACATACGTTTGACGAGTTCTTTTCTGAAGGTGGCAATACTTTACTAATATCAAAAGAAAGTATCTTAAAAGCGGAAAAATTAAGTAAGTACTTTGTGGCAACTGCAAAAAAAATAAAAGTTAATTCTATTGAGGTTTCAAAACTTAAAAATACTATTGTAGCTAATAAAGGAAAAAGCGAAAAAGAAAAGTTACACGAGATTTGGAAAAGTAAAAAAGACTTTAATCGAAGCGAAACAGCTGAACTTTTAGGGGTAAGTAGAATGAGTATTTCAAGATGGATTAAAGAGTTTGAAAGTGTAACACAATAAATTTGTTACAACACAATGTTATAGTTATGTTACAGTAAAAAACCAACGTTTATAGTGTTTAACAAATAAAAAATGTAACATGTTACAATAAATGTAATTAAGATAAATAAATATTTAAAATAAAAAATATTTAAAATATCTAAAAAAAACTATGTTACAGTTACAAATATACTCTAAAGCTTTGTAAACACTAGTATTTTACTGTAACATTTGTGTAACATTTGATATAACATTAAAAATAATATGTTACAAACTTGCAAATGTAACTTTTTACAGTTACATTTGTGTATAATTAAAAAACTTATACATATGGAAATTCAAAGAGGTTGTGTTTATTTTTTTAGACACGTTGGTTTAAGTCCTGTAAAAATAGGGTATTCAGAAAATGAAAGCCCTATGAATAGATTTTTTCAATTCAAAACATATGCTCCTTATGGGAGTGAGATTTTAGGGTTTATTATGATTTCAGAGGCTAAACTTTTAGAGTCTGACTTACATAGAAAGTATGCTTCTAAAAGATTAAATGGAGAGTGGTTTGATATTTCAGAAGAAGAAGTAAAAAAAGAAATAGATTTTTATACAAATATAGCCGATATAAAAGATAGAAATGAGTTTCAAATTGCTTGGGCTTTAGAAATCCAGAAGAAAAAAGAAAATTGTAAAATTGAATATCCTATTTCTAAAGATAGAGTTTACGAAACTTTTAAAAAAAGATATTTATCTAATAAGAATTTAAATAAAAGTCAAGAATGTAAACTTATCGGAGTAACAAGAAAAACTGTTCAATTGTGGTGTAAAAAAATAGATTTAGAATATGAAACTTAGACAATATCAAAAAGAAATAGCTGAAAAAGCAACTGAAATATTAAAACATTTAAAGATAGTTTATTTATGTTGTGAAGTTAGAACAGGAAAAACATTAATGGCTTTAGAAACTGCAAAAATATTCGGAGCAAAAAAAGTTTTATTCTTAACAAAGAAAAAAGCTATAAACTCAATTTTAAGCGATTTTAAAGCGTTTAATTATGATTATGAGATAACCGTTATAAATAATGAAAGCGTGCATAAAATCACAGAAAAATATGATTTAATTATTAGTGATGAACATCATAGAAATGGAGCTTTTCCAAAACCAAACAATGCTACAAAAACTATCAAAGAAAAGTTTTCTAATTTGCCAATGATATTTTTATCAGGGACACCAACGCCTGAAAGTTATTCTCAAATTTATCATCAATTCTGGCTATCAAATTACACACCTTTTAAAGACTATATTAATTTTTATAAATGGGCAAAAGATTATGTTAATGTTAAAAAAAAATATCTTGGATACGCAGAGGTTAACGATTATTCAGATGCTTATCAGGATCGAATTAAAAAATTAACTCAAAAATATATGATTACTTTTACTCAAGAACAAGCCGGATTTGAAACTAAAGTAAACGAAACTATTTTAGAAGTTGAAATGAAACCGGTAATTTATAATATTGCTAAAACATTAAAAAAAGATAAATTATTTAAAGGTTCAAAAGATTTGATATTAGGAGATACAGCCGTTAAATTAATGAGTAAATTGCATCAGTTATATTCCGGTACAGTTATTTTAGAAAGTGGTAACGGTATTGTTTTAGATAATTCAAAGTTAGTTTTTATCAATGAAAAATTTAAAAATAATAAAATTGCAATTTTTTACAAGTTCCAAATGGAGCTTGAAATGATAAAAGGATTTTATGGTGATGATGTTTGTTTTGATTTAGAAACTTTTGATACAACAGATAAAAACATAGCGTTGCAAATTATATCAGGCCGTGAGGGAATAAGTTTGAAAAATGCAGATTACTTAGTTTATTTAACACCTGATTTTTCCGCTACTTCTTACTGGCAATCTCGAGATCGTTTAACTACAATGGACAGAAAAGAAAATAACGTATTTTGGATTTTTGCAAAACAAGGTATTGAAAGTTATATTTATAAATCGATAATGAGTAAAAAAAATTACACTTTATCACAATTCAAAAAAGATTATGGCTTCAAATTTCCAAACTAAAACTATTAAAAATTACGAGTCTAACGGCTGGACTGTATTAAAAATAATTAGACTTTCAGATAATGGTTATCCTGATATTTTATGTATGAAGGAAAATGAAATCGATATTTGGATTGAATGTAAAGAAGGAAAAGACACTTTAAAACAATTGCAAAAATTACGTATAGACGAATTAAACCAATTAGGTAAAATTGCTTTTTGTCTTCATAATATTGACGGAATTATATATCCAGAAAACTTAACCATTTAAATTAACAATTAAAACAAATAAAATTATGAAACACGAAATAACTTGTATTTGTCCAAACGGGATGGAATACACAAAAGAAATTGTAATCACAATGAAAGAATTTAGAAAAATAGTAATGAATTATTTAAAAATTAAAAGGATAGAAAATGAAAGCAAATGAATTAAGAATTGGGAATTATGTATTTAGCATTATAGCTGATGACATTATCAGGATAAGTGCAATACTAGAAAATCAAGATTTACAAATACAGCCAATACCGCTAACTGAAGAATGGTTGTTGAAGTTTGGATACACAAAAATAAGCAACAGCTCTTTTATGAATTCAGGTCACGGAATATGGATTTGCAATAATTTATTTATGTGCGATAAAAATGGAATTAATTTAAAACACGTCCACCAACTACAAAATTTATATTTTGCATTAACAGGTGAGGAATTAGAAATAAAATGATTATCTTTACATTTCATAATTAATATAATTTTTACCGCTTTTGATTTTAGGGTTGGAAGCGGTTTTTTAGACACTATGGCATTAACTGAAAAACAAGAACGATTTTGTCAAGCATACATTGAATTAGATAACAAAAGCAGAGCTTATAGAGTTGCTTATGATGCTGATGCAATGAATGAAAATTCCGTTGCTGTGGCGGCTCAAGAAGCTTTTAAAAACCCTAATGTATCCCTAAGAATTGAGGAATTACAAAACGAGATCAAAGAACGTAATAAAATAAAGATTGATGATGTTTTATCAGTGCTTACTGATATGATAAAGTTCGACATATCAGAGCTTTATGACGAAAACGACAATCTTAAATCAATTCATGACATACCAAAGAAACATAGACAAATGATAATGTCCTTGAAAACAGATCATTTATACGGTGGTAAAGAAATAATAGGAGAAACTAAAGAAATCAAAACGCTTAATAAACTTGATGTTATTGAAAAGTTTATGAAACATTTAGGGGGTTATGAAAAAGATAATCAACAAAAGTCAACAGGGGTAACCATTTTTCAACTACCCGACAATGACAGAAAATAACACTACAATTATAAGGCCTCAAGATGGTTATCAAATGGCTTTTTTATCTACGTCTGCCGATATAGCTATTGGTGGAGGGGCTGCCGGAGTTGGTAAAACTTATTCATTACTTTTAGAGAATTTAAGACATAAAGATGTTGATGGCTTTGGGGTTGTTTGTTTTCGTAGAACTACACCGCAAATAAAAGCCGAAGGTGCTTTGTGGGATACGTCAATGACTATTTACAACCAAGCCGGAGGAAAACCAAGAGAAAGTAGTTTAGAATGGGATTTCGGCAAGTCAAAGGTTAAGTTTTCTCATTTGGAGTATGATAAAAATATGTACGATTGGCAAGGCTCGCAAATTCCTTTGATTGAATTTGATGAACTTACTCATTTTCCTAAAAAAATGTTTTTCTATTTATTAACCCGTAATCGTTCGGTTTGCGGAGTGAATCCATACGTTAGAGCAACTTGTAATCCTGACCCTGATAGTTGGGTTGCTGAATTTATCGAATGGTGGATTGACCAAGAAACAGGGCTGCCTATCCCGGAACGCGATGGCAAACTAAGATATTTAATTGTTGATGGAGACAGTTATATTTGGGGAGATACGAAAGCCGAAGCAATTAAAAAAGGATGGCACATTTTAGAAGATGTTGTTAAAAAATCAGGAATAGATCCGAATGAATTTGTAAAGTCGGTTACTTTTATTTCTGGCAGTATTTATGACAATAAAGAATTATTAAAAACAAATCCTGCTTATTTAGGTAATCTATTAGCTCAAGACGCAAGCACACAAGCGGCATTATTGCACGGTAACTGGAAGATGATTTTATCAGATAACGACATTTACGAATACGAATCATTTAGAGGAATGTTTAATAACACATACGAATTAGATAACATTGAAGAAACTTTTATTACTGCTGATATAGCAATGAAGGGTTCAAATAAATTCATTGTGGGCGGATGGCGTGGTAAAGAATTAGTTAAAATTAAAATATTAGATAAAAATAATGGAAAAGAAGTTATTGATGTTATAACAGATATGGCCGGAAATCTAAAGACTCAAAATAAAAACATTTGTTATGATGCTGATGGAGTTGGTAGCTTTATAGATGGCTTTGTGGTAGGTTCGATTCCGTTTAATAACGGTGGGCGCGCTTTTCCAAATCCAGAATTAAAATATGGGGATAAAGATTACGGAGTTATAGAAAATTATCCAAACTTAAAAACACAATGTTACTACCGGTCTGGGAATAACGTTAGTAAAGGAAAATATAAAGTAAGTGAAGATGTTGCTAATACTATGTATGATGATAAAATGACCGTAAAACAGCGTTTTATGCACGAAAGAAAAGCTATTAAGAGAAAAAAAGTAGATATGGATGGTAAGCTACAGATAATTGGAAAAGACGAAATGAAAGCTAAATTAAATGGCGATTCTCCTGATTTAATGGATATGTTTATGATTAGAGAAAGATTCGATTTAGATAAAACTCCTAAATTTTTCACTTTCTAAATTTATTTATATATATTTACATAAAATTTAATAAAATGGCAGTAAATAGATTTCGTTTAGCGTTGGACGTACTTTTAAATCCAAATAAAAACTATTTTAACGAGGCATTATATAAGTCAATAGGAGGTATAACAACTACTTATAACTGTACTTTAGAAACTTTAATCACTAAAGGCTACGGAGAAAATCCAGACGTTAATGCTATTGTTAACCAAATGGCAAGCAAAACAACTGCTGTTCCTTACATTATAAAACCTATTGAAAACGAAAAGGCATATAAAAAATTAAAACGTTTTCCAAACGACACTACTTTTTTACAGAAAAAACAACTGCAATTACTGGTTAAAGAAGCGTATGACGATGAGGAGCAAAAGATGCCATTAGATAGGCCAAATCCAAATCAAACGTGGGAAGAAATTATTTATTTGTATAAAATATATTTGAAAGTTTGTGGTAATGTTTATTTTTATCGTTTGTCTAATGTAATGGGTGTGCCTATTGGATTATATATACTTCCATCACATTGGGTGCAGATTGTTTTAAAGAATAATGCACACAGCTTGTCAGTTGAAGACCCTATTGATTATTATGTATTGGAACAAGGTAATCAATTTATCAAATTCGACAATGAAAGCATAATTCATATTAAGCGTTCAAATCCTTTTTATAATCAAAACGGCTCGCATTTATATGGTTATAGTGAATTAATGGCAGCTATTAGAAACATAAATAGTTCTAATAGTGGAATTGATAACAATGTTAAAACGATGCAAAATAGTGGGGTTTATGGATTTATTCACGCGGGCGACGGTCAAAGTCCATTAACTCACGAACAGGCACAATCTTTAAAAGATCGTTTAGTAGATATGGATAACGAAAAAGGCCGTTTGTCTAATATTGCCGGTGCTAGTGCGAAATTAGGATTTACCCGTATTTCACTCACAACCGACGAATTAAAACCATTTGATTATTTAAGCAATGATAAACGAACTTTATGCAATTGTCTTAACTGGCCTATTGACTTATTAAACGAAGAAAGAGGCGGAACTGGGTTTGGAGTCGATGGAGTTATTGAAGCACGTAAAAGAGCTATAACGGATAATATTAAGCCTGACTTAGATTTATTAGCAGGATATTTGAACTTGGAATTTATACAAAAATTCAAAGGTTACGAAAAAAGCGTTATCGAGTTTGATATTAGCGAACTTCCAGAAATGCAAACTGATATATCGAAAATGATTGAGTGGATGATAAAAGCGCCTTTGACGTTGAATGAAATTCGCGAGGCAATCAATTATGAATCTATGGACGATGAAAATATGGACGTTATTTATATTAGTTCTACATCGAAAAGAATTGATGATCCTAGTGTAACAGAAATGACAGATGGACAAGCTTAGACAACGCCAAGAAATAACCGCTTACAGAATAGTAAGGCGTAATGTATTGAAAATTACAAATGGTATTCCATTTAATAATATTAGTAAATTAACCGCGCAATCGTTAATTTATTCTAATGTTACCGTTAGTCAGATTAAAGAAATGTTCTTAGAAATATACACTACGTTAGGAAAACCACAATACAAAAGAAGTCAAAAAGATGGTATTGATTTTGAAATGATTATTAAGCAATGGCTAAATGAAAGTGCAGGATTAAGAATTATTTCAGTACATCAAACTTTAATTGATTCTATTGTAAATGTTATTGCTAAAGGATATGAAGATAACATTTCAGTTGCAGACATAACGCGAAATTTACAACGTCAATTCGGATGGTATAAATACCAAGCGTTAAGAATTGCGAGAACTGAAACTACAACCGCAACCAATTACGCAACTGTTTTATCGAGTCAACAATCGGAATGGGTACAGGTAAAGAAATGGATTTCAGTTCAAGATAATAGAACACGTAGACCGCCTCATTCAATATATGACCATTTAGATATGAACGGCCAAATAGTAGACGAATTTAGTCCGTTTTTTGTAGGAGGTGAAAATATAGAATTTCCGGGCGACCCAAAAGCAAAAGCAGGAAACGTTATAAATTGTCGTTGTAAGATTGTATATTTATTAAAAGAAGATGAGGATGGTTTGCCGATTAGAAAAATAAAAAAATAATTATTTAGACTAAATAAAAATAATTTAATATATTTGTGTTATGGAATTTAAACAACTGTCATACGATTTAAAGGATTTAGACGAAAACAAAGGAATTGTAATCGCTTATGCCAACACCTATAATGTAAAAGATAGCGATGGAGATATAAGCGCGTACGGTGCTTTTGAAAAAACAGTTAAAGAAAACTTTAAGAGAATTAGAGTTTTAAAAGACCATAACCCAACTATAATGATTGGCGTTCCTTTAGCTATTGATACAAAAGATACTTATGGACTTTTGACAACTACTCAATTTAATATGAATAAGTCAATTGGCAAAGATATGTTTACCGATGTAAAACTTATGCACGATAGCGGTTTAAATGCTGAATTGTCAATAGGATATAAAATAATGTCTAGGGATGTAAAAAACAAAAGCATTATTAAAGAATATATGTTGGGCGAATATTCTTTTTTATCATCTTGGGGCGCAAATCAATTAAGTACAGTACAGGATATTAAATCTATAAAATCTCACTATGGATTTATGGAATTATTATCAAAATCATACAATTTAGATTATTCAGATACAAGACTAAGACAAATTGAAACATTATTAAAAGCACTCTCGGAAGAGCCGTCAGAAACTGACACTTTGATTGAACAGCCGCTTATTTTGGACACGTTAAAATCATTTACAAACTCTTTAAACATTAAATAAAATGAACGAGGAATTAAAAGCCGAATTGGCAAACATTAAAACAGGCTTAGAAACTAAAACAGCCTCAGAAGTAAAAAGCGCAATCGATGCTTTTGAAACTAAATTGTCAGCATCAAACAAAAATCAATTTGAAACAGAATTGAAAGCCGTTACTGATGCTATGGAATTAAAATTTACGGCAGATTTGAAAGTAGTTCAAGATCACGCAAATTTATTAGACGGTAAATTGCAAGAAAAACAATTACAAGCCGGAGCCAATGAAGATGTTTTGGTAAAATCAATTAAAGAAGGTTTTACAGGCATCAAAGAAGTTCGTAAAGGAAATGCGTTCCAAACTAAAGTAGTTGGAGATATGGCATTGACTACCAACTTAACCGGAGCACAACCAAAGGATTATAACTTTAATGTTGTGATGATTCCGGGTCAAGCGGTTAATGTCTCTGATTTAGTTGGAAGTGTTAATATTTCTGGAGGTACCTATACGTTCCCACGCGAAGGAGCAGGCGAAGGTTCAATCGGAGCACAAGTTGAGGGAGCTACAAAAAACCAAAGAGATTACGACTTCACAATGGTTGATGTAAACACTGACTTTATAGCAGGATTTACACGTTATAGCAAAAAAATGGCTAACAACTTGCCGTTCTTGACTTCGTTTATTCCTAATGCTTTGCGTAGAGATTATGCAATAGCTGAAAATGCAGCGTTTAACACTGTTTTAGCAGGTGCAGCAACTCCATCTACTGAAATTATTACAGGTCAAAACAAAATAGAAATGTTGATTGCTGAAATCGCAAAACAACAAGACGCAAATTACATCGTTAACGGTATAGTTGTAAGACCGTCTGACTATTGGGATATTTTGATTACTGAAAAATCAACTGGAGCTGGTTATGGATTGCCGGGGGTTGTTACTTTTGAAGGTAATCAATTGCGTATCAATGGCATTCCAATTTACCAAGCCACTTGGGTAACTGCAAATAAATATTTTGTAGGAGACTGGACTAGAGTTAATAAAATTGTTACCGAAGGATTGTCTTTAGAGTTCTCGGAACAAGAAGGTACTAACTTTGTTAAAAACAACATTACAGCACGTATTGAGGCTCAAGTAGCTTTGGCAGTTGAACAACCATTGGCATTAGTTTATGGAGACTTTACGGCAATTGCATAGTTTTGGTTGAATTAGTTAATTTTGAAACCGTTTGTTAATTCAAACGGTTTTTTTTATATCTTTGAATATCAAAAAATAATATTATGAAATCATACAAAGTTATTAAGCCGTTTTTTAAGTTATCAGATAAAAAAAACTATGCAATAGGTGATACTATTGAATTATCTGATTCAGATGCAAAAGCAATGGATTGGTATGTAATAGTAAATAAAGAGCCTTATTCAGAATCAGAGGAAGGAACTAAAGGAATTGTTTATAGAAAAACACCAGAAGAAGCGGACAAAGAAATTAAAAAAGCTAATAAAAAAATTAAATAATGACCGACTATATAGATGTTATTTCTTTAGCACAAGCAAAATTATACTTAAAAATTGATACTTTGCAAACAGAAACGGATGCAGAAATTACAAGTATGATTAAAAGTTCTTTGTCATTTATTGAAAAAAGAACGGGGCATATATTTAAAACTCGAAATAAAATTTATTATAGTTGTGCTTTGGTTAATAGTGTTATTGTGTATGATTACCCTATCGACAACACCGTTACTTTATTAGACATTCAATATCGACAAACCAATGCAATTGTTCCTACTATTGACGGTTCAGTTGTTTTAACGTTAGGTTATTCAGATATTGACGATATTCCAAATGAGTTAATAGACGCGGCTTTACAATTGATTAAAGTATGGTTTTACGAAAGCGAAACACAAAGTAATAGCACATTAATTCCTTTAAGTGTGATGCAGGCAATTGACGTAAATAGACGATTTGTATGATAGCTAGAAAATACACAAAAGCCATTTCTATTTGGAAAACTACAAATGTTCCAGACGGTTACGGAGGCTCAACGGTTATCGATGCTTTAGTTTATTCCGTATGGGCAAATGTAGACACTAAACGAGCGTATAGACAGAACGAAAACGGGCAAAACGATAACTTTGTTCAAACTGTTTTTACAATTAGAAATAGATACGATATTGCCTTATCAGTAAAAGATAATTTCATAAAATACAATGGATTAATTTATAATATTGATTCTATTTTGAATATGGATTTGAATAATATTGATATTGAAATATATGGAACTCAAAGGGATTAATACCGTTATATCTAATTTACGTAAATACGGTAAAGAAGCTGAAAAAGACATCCAAGGCGTTACGGCTTTAGTTGCTAAAAACATTGAAGGCTATGCAAAATCAACAGTTGTTGCAAATTACGGTAAATTAGGGCAATCTATAAAAGCATTAGAACAAGATAAAACACATTGGAAAATTGAAGCGGGCGGAATAGTCGCTCCTTATGCGGCTTATGTTGAATTTGGTACGGGTGGATTAGTTCAAGTTCCAAATGAATTAAAAGAACAAGCGTGGTTGTTTAAAGGCAAAGGAATAAAAGAAGTAAATTTAAGAGCAAGACCGTATTTATACCCATCATTATTAAGAGGTCGAAAAGAATATTTAGAAAAATTACAAAAAGTATTAAATAAGTATGGTAAATCCAAATAAACATATTAGAAAAGCAATTTATGACATTGTTAACGCGTCATATTCTTGTTTTGATATGCAGGTGACAGGAAAATTAACCCCGACGCAATATGTAATTATTTCAACGCAGGATAAAAGCATTGATAAAGCAAATAAATGCGCATATCGTTGGGAAGTTGCTACATTATTGGATTTAGTTTGCATTTATAATGGCGCTGGAAATGTTGGCAGTAGATTAGCTAATGACGAAATGGAAACTGTTATTTTAGCATTAATTGAAAATATAGAAATAACAGGTTATACTGTTTTAAATCGTACTTTCGAATTTCCTAGTAATTTAGACACAAGCACATCAACACAAACAGTTTATAGAAATTTTATACGCGTTGTATTAACATTAGAATAAAAATAGTATATTTACATAATAATTTAAAAACTTATCAAAATGAGCATCAAAGGCGAAAAAGGAATAATCTACATTTATACAGGTGCTGCCTATAAGCCAGTAGCTTGTTTAACTTCAAACAGTTTAAACACAACTGTTTCAATGATAACATCAAATACCAAATGTTTTCCGGGTGTAACAAAGAAAACTCCGGGATCATTTGATTACACAATCGATGCAGAAGGTGAATATATTGACACTACAACAGTTGGAGGCGATACTGCAAAACAGTCACATGACGCATTGTTTTTAATACAGCAAGCTAAAACATTAGTTGAATGGAAATTAGACACTAATATTGATGATGCAACAAGTGTTAAATACTATGGCAGTGGTTACATTACGGACTTAAGCGCAACTTTTGGAAGCGGTGATGAAGTTTCTACATTTAGCGCAACTATTGATGGGGATGGAGCTATTGTTTTAGTAGATCCAAACGCCTGAACTAGCGTTTTCAATAATGTTTTTAGCAATGAATTTGCATAACCTTAAATAAAATAAAATGACAAATACAGCATTAAAGGCGCAAATTGACAGCCAAATTACAAACGAAACTACGCCCGCAGGAATTACCCCAACAGATGTTGGAACAAATTTAAAAGCAGTTGTCGACTATGTAGATCAGCAATCCCCAGTTAAAATGGCCGGAGCAGTTGAAGCTACTGATATTTCCTTATATCCTGAATTGATTTATGACTTAAATACAGTAAATACAACTGGAGCAACTGACAAAGTAGTATTACCTACCACAACAATTATAGGAAAAGAAATTTTAGTTTTTGCCGCGAATAATGCTAATGCATTTTCAGTAAGAGGAAACCAATTAGGAACATCGGTTTTATCCCCTAATGGAGTTGGAAGTCAAAGTACAAATATTTCAATAGCTGCGAATATTTCATACAGATTCATTCATTTAGGAAGCGGATATTGGAAAGTTGAATTAATATAATTATGAAAAAAATAAATTTATTTATCGGAGGAAAATATAGAGACTTTTATTTTGGTTTAGGTTTTTTAGGCAGATTATTAGACGAAACAAATACTGACATGTCAGATTTTGACAGATTAAGAGTTGCAAATCCATTTAAATGGCTACCTTTAATGATGTTTCATTCGTGCTCTTACGGTTACGTACGCGAAGGAAAAGAGCCTGATTTTGTATTGCAAGACGTTATTAATTGGATTGACGAAACTGATGTTTCTACATTACAAAGTTTTAATACCGCTTTCATAAATTCATTGATAAAAGACGTTCCGACACAACCAGAAGTTAAAAAAAAAGTGACGAAAAAATAAACTGGAGCGAAGATGTAATTTCTTTTGCTTTAGGAGAACTTAAATGTCCTGATTTGGATTTCGTTTACGATATGACGTGGGCAGAATTTCAAATCAGGCTTTTTGCATATAAAAGGCAAGATTTATATAAATGGCAAATGTTACGCGAAATGATGTGGACAAGTTATATTGCGCCACATCAAGACCCTAAAAAAATGGTAAAGCGTAAAGAATTATTCTTACCTTTGAATTGTGATAAAAAAGTAAATGAAGGCGTATCACAAGAACATAAAGAACGGTTTTTAAAAGAGTTTCAAAAATGGCAACAGGCGGTAAATTAGAAATAGGTATTGGAGCTGACATTACCGACTTAAAAAATAAGATAAAAGAAGCTGAATTTAATCTAAAAGAATTGTCTAAGGCAAAACTTGAAAAGATAAAACTTGGATTAGACACAAAGGAAATATCTGGAAATATAAAGTCAGTAAAACAGGAATTAACTAGTTTAAAAACAGTTGCAAAAGATACCGGGAACGCAGTATCTGGAATGGCTCCAAAAGTTGCTAACGGCTCAAACGCTCTTATGCAATTTTCACGCATAGCACAAGATGCGCCTTATGGGATTATAGGTATTGGCAATAATATTACGGCAACAGTAGAGGCGTTTGGGTATTTAAAACAATCTACAGGATCTACAGGAAGCGCACTCAAAGCAATGGCGTCATCAATTGTTGGCAGTGGTGGTATATTATTAGGTGTTTCTTTATTAACTACCGGACTTACTTATTTAGCTCAAAGCGGTTTATCGGTTGGGGATATTATTGATAAAGTTACAGGTAAATTTGACGAATTTGGAGGCGCTATAAAAAAAGCTAGTGAAGAAGGAGTAAAGGCAATAGCAGGGGAGGTTTTTGGATTAAAAGCTTTAGTTTCTGCGTCCCAAAATAAGGCTTTGTCAGATAAAGATAGATTAATAGCGGTTGAAAATCTACAAAAACAATATCCGGGTTATTTTGGAAATTTATCTAAAGAACAGATAATGACATCAAATTTAACAGGCGTTGTAAATGAACTTACAAAGGCTTTAGTAGCTAGGGCAACTGCTGAAAAATTAGCCGGAGCGAGTGCTGATATTCAATTGAAAATATATTCCGCAAACGCTAAATTACTTCAACAAAAAGATAAAACTCTAAAACTAGAAAAAGATTTAGCTTTATTAGTTGGAAATTCAACAAAAGATGAGCTCTATGCAGATAATCAAAAATTTATAGCGGTTACAAATTTAAATGGACAAATAAGAGCGTCTAAATTTGCCGAAAGCGAATACAGGTCAGAAATATTAAAAGGAACAAAAGCAATTGACCAAAGACAAAATGTAATAAATCAATTAACGGCATCAAGTTTAAAACTAGAGCAACAACAAACTGGCGGGGGTAAAAAAGCATCACAAACTTTTAATACCCCACAAGTTGCAGGATTACAAAGTTTTATTACTCCATTAGAATTAACTCCTATTATTGATACTTCTAAAATAGCAACTTCAATGAAAATGATTACATCAATCATTTCAGAAGAGTCTATAAGGGCTATAGAAGCTATGCTTCAATTTAATGAAAACATAAACGCAATAATTGAGGATAGTTTTGTTTCTACTTTTGGAAATTTAGGAACTGTAATTGGTGAAGCTTTGGCAAGTGGCGCAAATGTATTACAAGCCGTTGGAAACTCATTAATGCAATCATTAGGTAATTTATTATCTAGTTTAGGAGACGAATTAATTAAATTAGGAACAGCAGCAGTTTTAGCTGGGACGGTTGTTAAATTATTTGGTACTGTTTCAGGAATTGGGGCAGGACTTTTGGCAATAGCGGGGGGAACTGCCTTAAAAGGCATTGGCGCTGCAATGGGTAAAAGTGCAAACGATAGAGCAAATGGAAATACTTCAACAGCAACAGGACAAGGCGCAAACAACACATCTACAACGTCGGGAAATGGAACGGGATGGAGTGGAGGCGCAAACGGAACAGTTGTGTTCGAAATTGCAGGAACATCTTTAATCGGAGTTCTTAATAATACAACAGAAAGAAACTTAAGAATAGGAGGGAGATAATGGAAAAATATTTCATACAAAATAATTACACAGGCTATTTGGTTCAGATATTTGAAGTTGGATTTACCGGAATTTCAACAGAAATATTTGGTAAAATTTCATTTGACAAAGGTAGTGTTGATAATGTTTTAGATACCATTCGCGGAACTGGATTAAATTTACAATTAGAGGCAAATCCATTATTAACCTTTGAGGAATTTTCAGATGCAGACGAAAGAACATACACAGTTAAAGTAACTAATAGTACAGGAACGGTGTTTCAAGGATTTTTAAAACCAGACGGGGTAACACAATCTTTTGTGCGAGATATTTGGGTGGTAAATTTGGATTTTATCGATGGACTTGGTAGTTTAAAAGATTTGGCATTTGTTAAAGCAAATGGAACTAATTACACTGGAAAATTATCGATATTTGAAGTTGTACAAGCGTGTTTGGCTCGAACTGGAATAGTAATGACAATAAATACTTTTGTTGACGTTCATTATTTAGATTACGTAGGGACAAATATTTTAAAAGATATTTATGTAAATTCAGATCGTTTCTTCAAAATAGATTCAGAAACAGCCGGAGGCGGTACGACAATGACATGTGAAGAAGTTTTAAATTCAGTATTGAATTTATTTTCTGCTTGCATTACTCAACAGGATGGGTATTGGTGGGTTTATCGACCTAATGAGTTTATTAAAAATGCAACTTTTATAGACAATAGCTTAAACACTACTTTTACTAAAAACTTATATAAAAAAATAGGTTCGCAAATTGATAACTTTTATCCACATCATTGCGGGGGAAATCAACAAATACAAACTAAAGGAGCTATTAGTGCGTATCGTTTGAATTATAAATATGGTTTTAAATCAGGAATGTTATTAAATCCTAATTTGCATCATGATAGCGCACTAGTTTACGAAAATTGGGGCAAAGGAATTGATTTCAACGACTTTGCTATAAATGATTTGTCGGATACAATGGGGTTATTAATGAATGCAACCGGAGCCACTTCAAAGAAAATGTTACAATCTCCTACATTTTCTATTTTAGCCGGTAGTCAAATAGATTTAAAGGTTGCGCTTTTTGGCTATCTTGATTATAAAAGAGCATTTGTTTTTGAAGTAAAAAGAGGCGACGGTTATTATGCAAATAATGAGGGTAAATGGGTTAATACTGGATTAGGCGCTGCATTTGTGGAAACATCTGGAGAAGGTTCTTTTGCGTGGACTTTAAAATGCGAGCCAGTGCCAAATGACACAACTATTTTTGTTGCAATTTATTCACCAACAACTGAATTTAGTCCTCATAAAGTAGAAGTGCAATCGTGCCAACTTATAAACAATTTTAATTATGATGGAAAAGTAGGGGAGTTTCATACCGTTACGCGTTCAGTGTCTCCAAGCTCAATAATAAAAGAAAATCAAGAAGTTTATAACGGTGATTCAATAGGAGATATTTTCGAAGGTGCGATTTACAAAAGCGACAAAACAACACTTACAACGCTTTGGACACGTAAAGGAAAACTAGAAGAAAAATATTTATTAAGAATAAGTGCCGAAGACGATATGCGTATTCAACAAAAGCCAATTAAGACTTTTACAGGTGATATTTATGGATACGTACCGTATTTATCTATAATTGAAATAAATAATATTAGCGGCTTATTCATGTTTATTGAACATAGTTATGATACTGATTCTAATATCACACGTGGCAAGCTACAACAGTTTTTTACAAATGAAGTTGCGGACTTACAATATTTATTAACTTACGATTATGGCAAGGTCGTTACCCCGGTTATTAGGGGTTAATATATTTAAAATTAGTTTTGTTTTTTGTATATCCATTCAATTGTTTTAAAAAAGAAACGTGAGAATATTCTAAAAAGTCAGAAACATCTTGAGCACAATCATATATTTGATTTGTTTTTGTGTTTATGACTTTTTTGCATTTATTATTTAAGCCTCTTTTTAATTTTGAAAAATTACACTTTTCACCTTTTACACCCACTCTTAAACCAGTTTTTATAGCGTGTTTTTGGTTTTCTGAATGAGTACACCATTCAAGATTATTAACTCGATTATCAGATTTAATGCCGTTAATATGATTAACTTGAGGTTTATTATCTATATTTTGAATAAAAGTCAATAAAACTAATCTATGCAGTTTTACAGTTTTTGCAATACCAGTATTTCTGAAAGTAGAAATTAAATAACCATTTTTATCTTTACATCCATTGATTATTTTATTTCCTTTTTTAAAATTACCTAAATTGCTAACTTGATAATCTTCATATTCTAAAACGTTTTTCCAAATTTCCATAACAATAAAAAAGAATCCCGATATGCTGCAACATTGACGGATTCTTTAAATTTATATTTTTTAGTTTCTAACTGCAATTAGAATTACAAATATACGAATTTTTTATTATCTTTGAATAAATATATTTGTTGTATGGATTTTTACAAAGGACAAGACCGCATTTTATTCATAAAAGTACTAGGTAATTACTTACCTATTGCTTGTTTACAAGATAATCCATTTAGCGAAACTAGCGAATTTATAGACACGACAACACGGGATAACGGTGGTTGGTCAACATCAAGGCCAAATATGCAAAGTTATACGATTTCATTTAGTGGCTTACAAGTGGTAACAAGTGTTGCGGGTGGTAATTTTAGCGTTGTTTCTTATGATAAATTAAAGCAATTAAAAAGATCACGTGCTTTATTAGAATGGAAAATAGAAGGTAGTTTCCCGGTTGTTGACTATGGAAAATGCTATATAAGCGAACTTTCAGAAGCTTCACCAATTGACGAATTTTTAACATTTAGCGGCTCTTTAATTGGTTTTGGTATTCCATTAACAACTACAAAAGGTACTGATGTATTAAATAGCGGCAATCCATTAGAAGTAATTGTTACAGACCTAACAGCAACACAAATTATTAGAACAAAACAATTATGATAGATCCAAATGACATAACGACCGTAAGAGTTGACCAATTAGCGCCTGATGCCATTTTATTAACGGATATCTTTCCATTTGAAACATTGGCAAATCAAACTCTTAAAAAAGCAACTTTTCAAAATCTTATTGATTTTATAAACATCCATTCCGCTGCTTTACAACACGAAATAAAGGAATTATTTGTTACACAGGAATATATAGATAATAACATTGACGAAGCTGGATTTGGTATAAATTTATTGACCGGCTTTAGATTAGCTACTGAATTAGACGGGCTTGTTACTATTGGTTACGGAGCTGTTCAAAATAACATAGGAGCTTATGGAGGATCTAAAGATGCGGTTGTAGTTGCGCATAGTCATGGTTTAAAATATTCTTCAACTAGCGGAGGATCTAAATATCCAGAAACCCCATATATTGGCGACACGTTAGCAGGTGATATGTACGGAACAGAAACGGTTGGAGTTTCTGGAACGAATAAAAATATGCAGCCTTATTGTGTAGTTTTAAAAATTATAAAATTATGATAGATCCATTATTAATAAGCACAATAAGAGTAGGGCAACTTGTAGAAGCTGTTTTTAGCGGAACAGATAATATACCTCATGAAGTTGGAACTGATTTAAGACGCGGTACGATTAACGATTTAGCAACTTATATTGCTGGAATTATTGAAAGTACAGCCGGTATTGCATTTTTACCAATATCAGTTACAGACGGACAAAATTTACCAAACACAACGGCTAATGAATGGTTTTTAGCCGGTAAAGGAACGTATTCGCAAATAGGTGGATATCCTGATATTATTTGTACAGAAGAGTTAAATGTTATCATAGGTAACGGCATTAATTGGAGTTTAGGAGTTGAAATTCCTATTGTAGTTGATCCGCCTGCTGCAATGATTAGCCAAACAATAAGTGAAGGTGTTACAAATTATTCACCAAGCGAAAATGCCGTATTTTTAGCATTGCAAGACTTAGTACAAGGCATTGATAGTATTAGATACACGGGATTAGGACAAGATTACGCTATACCTATTGGATCAACAGCATTAAGAGGGTGGATAAATGATGCGCCACAACATAAAGAAATGACTGGTTTTGAATCTGATTTAAACACTTTTACGCAATCAGGGGCTACATTTACATTCAAGAAAGTAATTACAGCGGGACAAAGAATAGTAATAGACTTCTATTTTTAATTAATCTAAATACAAATAACAAAACACTCTTAAATTTAGGGTGTTTTTTTTTGTTTAAATCGTACGATAATTCAAAAAGATTTCGTACGTTTGTAATCTAATTTAAAACAAATTAATTATGAAAACAAGTATTGACAAAAAAAGATTAAGAGAATTAGAAAAAGCAGAGGCTATTTTAACAGCTTTACAAAATGGGGGTGTTGATAATTGGGAGTTTTACGATGAAGCAATTACACCTTATTTAAAAGATGTTGAATTAGAGGAACGTATGGGTTTGTTTTTAGAGGATATTGAAGTTGCTTTAACTATTGGTGCTTATGAGCCTAGTGAAAGAGGTGCTGGTTTTTGCGCTAGTGACTCCGGAAGAGAAGAAGCAGAGCAAATTATTTGCGTTTTTGTAAATGATATTAAAAATTTATTGAAAGAGTAACTATGAAAAAATCAAAAAACGGCAAAATCCAAATAAGCGTACAATGTTTGGATGATGCTAAACTAATAAAAGAAGTACGCAATTACGCAAAACAAAGAACAATTGAAGAATTAAAAAAAGAAGAGAAATTATGAAAAAAGCAATTGCAATGAAATGTAGTCAAAGAGATTGGGATTCGATTAAAAAGTATTTTATAGATACAGATATTTTAATAACTGAATCAGAGCCTTATTTAGTGAATAATTACGCTAATGAAGAATTAAAAATAATGAATTTAACTAGCCATTGCAAAGATTCAAATAATCGCACGGTTCACGAAACATTCAACGCTAAAATATTCTTAAATGCGTGTGGAATTGAAACCGATGTTTTCGAGATTACAAAAGAGCAGTTATTACGATTGCATAGACAAGGAAATCATTATACAAAATGTGAGTTGGATTATTTATTTCCAGACGCTTTTAAAAAGGAGTTGATTATTGGAAAATGGTATAAAAATAAAGATACTAATTCTATTATTTTCTCACAAGGTTTTTATAACACTGGAAATTACAACGGAGTTGTTGGATATGGAATAGATATGTTTGAAAATTGGGTTGAAAATTATAATATTATAGATTGCATTGAAGCAACCCCACAAGAAATTGAAGCCGCTTTGGTTTGTGAGGCGAAGAGGAGAGGATATAAAAGCAAAGTTGTTTGTGTTGGATTTGGATTTAATCAAAATTGTGCTTTAGGAAAAGGACAAAAACAATGTTTTGAGAATAATATTCTTACATATATGGGGTGTGACATATTCCAAGATGGACAATGGGCTCAAATCATAGAAACAATCACAATCCAAGAAGCTGAAAAATTACTTAATAAAAAGATAGTATGAAAAACCAACACGAAACCATTTTCGAAATGGAATGGCGATTGAGACAAGAAGCTAAAGAATTAGTAAAAAATCACGTAGATAAAAAGCCAATTAAATATTTGTTGAAATAAAAATTATAACTAAATTTGCCAAACGAGGTCTTACATTAAAAACAATCGAGGCGCTAAAAATCAAAACCACAATTTAATTATTGTGGTTTTTTTTATTTATATTTGTTAAAAATTACACCAATGAAAAAAATACTTTTATTTTTACTTTTATCTATTGCGGGATACGGGCAAATAGTACCAACTGGACAAGAACAGGATTTCGACTACGGAATACGAAACACCGCATCACAATTAGACGATAACGCGGCATTTATAACCGTTCAAGATGCAACAGGCGTTCAAGGCAAATCTACATCATCCGTTTGGGCTAAGAAAATCTATGTTGACAATGCAGACGCAACAAAATCATTCTTATCTACCGGATTAATTAAAAATGGTTTGGTAACGACAAATGCAGACCCGACTAAATTTAATATCACGGCTGGCATTGGAATTATCACAAACTTTGACAATCCAGACAATCCAACGAGTACAATTGTATCGTTTCCTGCATTTACAGACATTGTATCTCCTTATCTGAACACATCAAATATTACTTATGTAGCAATTACGCTATCAGGTGGATTGCCAG